TACCATGGAAAGAAGAAGGGAAAAGATGAGCCTGAGACAAAGGAAGCAATTCTAGTTGATACTCCCGATACGAAGCCAACAGCTGATGCAGTGGTAGAGAGCGGTGAAGACAAGACAAAACGTCACAAAGCGAAGATTGTGAGACTTAAGCAGAAGCTGGTTAAAGCTGAAGCCAAAAGTATAGCACCGGAGGGTAGTGAAGACTTAGAAGGTGCAGATCTGGCGCGAAAGTGGTTAACCCACAGCATAATTACTATACGATTTGAGAGAAATGGCAAGTATAAAGATGTATCACTCCAAGGAGTGCCATATTACGATGATATGATTGTTGTAAATCGGCACGCGAGTGTAATATTGGCTAATTCTGTGAATGTCGCCTTTGAAAGAGGTGACGCTAAGCGTTTGGTAGATGGTAGAAAGATCAAAGTGGAAAATTCAGCTAATGACTTGTCGATGTGGAAAGTTCCCGGTCTTTCAGTACCTGACATGAGGAAACATTTTGCATCAAAGTATGATATTGGAAAGAGTTGGGACCAAGAAATAGTGATCCTCACGAAGCGTACTGCTCCTGTGATGATGTATTTAGGAGAACCTCAAATAAGTAATGACTCCTTTATGATGACTCAGGACGAGACTGAAATCACAATATCGCAGAGCATAACTGGTAGAGCAAACACTCTTCCCGGAGATTGTGGTGGAATGTATGTGAGCATGAACCCCAATCTCGACGGAAGAATTGTGGCAATACATTCAGGCTTCGCAAGAGGTAGAGCTTTTGGTATGTTTACGCTTAAAGAGGAGTTGGAACGCCTAGCTTTGAAGCTAGGGTCAAGACTTGAAGCGTATATGTACGAGCAGTTTCTTGAGAGTGAACCGTCAATTGAATCAATGGACAGAGCAGCGAGAAATTGTTTTCCAGGTGTGGACATGATTGGTGTTTTGAAGCCCGGGTTTGGGGCTTTTCCAAGAGAATCGAAGAGAGAGATTGTATCCTCGCCTCTTGTGAGTGATGTCGTGGAAGAATTAGTTCCAAGCTTTAAGGTTGTGAGGTTTAATCCCCATAAGGTGAAAGGAAAGCTAATTGAGCCTCAGAAGATAATGAGTGCAAAGTTTCAAGCACTTTGCAGAGTGGAATTTGCAGACTATTTCTCCGATGTGATAAACTCAGCTATGTTGTTGTATTCATCAAAGCCGAGACTAGGAGAAGTTAGGACACTGGATGATATTATTTCAGGCTATGAATTTGCGGAAGTGTCAGGCGTAACTTATTCGACTTCACCAGGTTTCCCTGAGAAGAAGTTATTCAAAGGGAAAGGCAAGGAGAAGTTTGTTGAATATAGTGAAGATAATCAGAAAAAGCCAAGTGATCTCTGTAGAGTGTTGTTCACGCAAAATCTTGAAAGAGTCGAAAAGGGCACTTTTTTGCCTGTATTTGTTGACTCGTTAAAGAGCGAGACTTTGCCCGCTGAAAAGGTGGACGCAGGCAAGGTTCGTAGATTTTGCACCGGGCGGTTTGTTGACTATCTAGTTGAAGAGGCATACTTGGGATGTTTTTATGAGACAGTGCGTTCAAGAAGCACATTCTCATGTGTAGGAGTGAATCTTAGTGGCGCTGAGTTTGGCTTTATAGGTAAAGCACTTTTAGCAGTACCTAATGCCAAATTTATTGCACTTGATGGTCAGAGTTGGGATATACGTCTAGCGCATTTTTTGCGTCATGCTGCCGTGCTCTATATACAAGGTTGGTATAGCTTGTATTTTCCTACGAGTGCATATACTAATGTGCGAGCGAACATTTTGCTGGGTCATTTGAGGACCTTACATTTGTGGAAGGATACGGTGTACGTTCAGTACGGTGGAATGGATAGTGGAAAAGATTCAACTGCCGAGAACAATAACATTTGTCACTTATTGGCATATATAATATTGTTCTACGTAGGAGTAAATGATAGTGCACATCCTGAGCGCAAGGTGGTTGGAGATCCCATACGGTTTTTCAAGGCTCACAGTAAGATATTTGTCTATGGAGATGATTCAGTATTGGCGATCGATTCGGAAAAGATGGGTTGGTTTGACCAATTCTATGTACGTGATGCGATGCAGAAGTTGTTCAACATGACAATGACGATGGCGAAGAAAGAAGCTGAAATGACTCGTTTTACCGAGTTTGAAGATTTGACTTTCTTATCACGGAAGTGGAGGAAGTTGGAAGGAGGTATCTTGGTGGGACAGCTAGAAGAGCGTACCATTACGAACATACCACTTTTCATACGTACAAAGACGCAATCAGTAGCTATGGCTACCCAACAGAATGTGGATTGTGCCATGAGAGAGTGGTTTTTGTATGGTAGAGAGAAGTTTGACCATATGAAAGCGGTTTATAACCGAGCTATGTTAGCACAGGGTATTGCACCATTTACCCTTAATTATGACGACTTGCTTGACGAGTTTGTCAAGGCTATGGCGTAACGTAGGTAGTCGGAGGCGACGTTAAACACCTACCCCGGGGGGGTATAAGCCCCATTTGCAAAGTCCAATATAGTTTAATACTATTCAGGGTTTTGATATGACTTTGCAAATTTAACACTAGGCTAATGTTTGGTGTCAAAACTCAGAATTGGGGGAGGTGCATGATCCAATCCCTCCTCACACAAAATGGATCGCTGAGACAATAAACGAGAAACATGTCGAAGACGACAACTCTGGTCGTGGAGTTAAAATAACGACTGAAAGTCCAATGGTAGAAAAGGGCTTGACAACGTATGCAGATGCAGAGATAGTAGATGAGGTAGCAATACCAGGAGCGGTAGATTTGCTACACCTAGCAGTGAACCCTTTTGAACCTGAAGATTTGGGTACAGTTATGAGTAGGTCTTACCT